GTCAGTAACTCCGACGCCACAGCGGAAATGGGCTTGCTGGTGAGTTTCACATTCAAAATGTAATATTCATAGGGGACTTCTTCTGAGGTGGTCTCGCCGGTCTCCGGGTCGGTGGAGGTCTCCGTGCGGTAGCGGATCTCCACTTCCTCAGTAAGCGTCAGCTGATACTGTGCTGCAAACACACGCGCCAGCTCTGCCTGAGCGCTCTGCTGGGTGTAACCTTGCAAGACGGCAGACAGAAATGCTGCCAGCTCATGAGGGTCATGGCCGATCATACCAAGGTCATAGCGATACTCGTCATACCCTGGGTGGCTGCTTTCAATGTTGTCGATTTCCTCTTGCAACTGGACTTCTCTGGCTGCATAATCTGCCTCCACTGCCAGCATTTCCGGGTCATCCGACGGATAAGTGGTGCCGGAGAGAACGGAACCGATGCTCTGCGCCATCATGGAGCAGGAGGACATGGTATTCATCAGCATCTGGTCTTATTCTTATATGAGATACAGTTGATACATCATTGATCACTTTTTCATGCTCTTTTTCGCTTTTCCCCAGATAAGCAGAATCATCGAATTTGTATGTGCATCCGCTTTCTGTCTTTTTGATCTCTACGATCACCCGCATCACCTCCTAGAAAAGTTTATGTGTTACGGTTTGTACTTGTTGCTATTTTTTTCTCCTCTCTAATCATCCTCATAGGTTCTTGGAATAAAGTCCTGTGTAAGTGCGTAAAACTCGCTGATGTATGTTCCTTCATCCGTGATGTTCAGGTCAACAGCGACATTGTGGTCATTCATCAGCATGATGCTTGTTGCACCCTCTTTTTCGATATCTCCGCATCCGACTCCAACAACCTTAAATCCTTTCAGCAGACTTAATTCTTCTGGATATCCGCTGTATCTCTTGTGATTAATACTTCTCTTCATTGCGTTCACCTCTCTTGCTATTTTCTATTTCTTCTCCTATACTTTCCTTACAGGCTCCCGCTAGGGCCGAGTACAAAAGAAAGGAGTTTTTCATGGCAAATACTAATTTTCTAAGTAAAGAATCTTTTAAATTGCTGAAGCATTTTTCGAAAGTCACTTCGATTGCTCCGCCTGAATCAAACACTCTTCCCGAAGACTGTCTAGATCAATTAGTCTCTTCTGCATTTGTCACTCGTTCCGTGTCAACAATAGATGTCGATACGATGGCTAGTGAATTTTCCTATGCTATTACTGAAGATGGAAAAGGTTATCTTCGCTATTTAAAAAACGAATCACGCAAAAAATGGATTCCTTACACTATTACAACCATCATTTCTGTTTTAGCCCTTATGAAGTCTTACGGGCACGGCATTGATGATATTATCCTTTGGTGTATGCAGCGATTAATGCGATAATTGAAATAATTGTTGGAATCCACGGGTGTCGTTCTGGAAACGATGCCCAATCTATTTTTCTCTTCATCTCTTCTCACCCCACCTTCTTCTCTGGACCATCTTTCTCCATTGCATCTCTTGCCTTGAGCACTTCTACGCTTCCCTTTACTACCAGGAGGCTTTCTTTGTCTAAATGCTTTAGGTTCTCTACAGTTTCTTCAATTAATCTTTTCTGTTCTTCACTCATGTTGTTCGCCTCACTTTCTTTGTGCTTATGTTGCAATTATATGTCACATACTTGCAAATGTCAATACTGTTTTTGCAACATTGTTGCATTTTTATCTTGATATATATGCTTTGTTGTGATATGATAAAGTCATAGCGAAGGGAGGTGCAACATGAACGAACGTATAAAAGAACTCCGGAAAAATCTAAAATTAACACAGCAGGAGTTTGCTGACGCTCTCAATATAAAAAGAGGTGCTGTAGCCAATTATGAAATAGGAAGAAACGAGCCTATTGATGCTGTAATTTCATTGATCTGTAAAACATTTAATGTAAATGAAGAATGGCTCCGATCCGGAGCTGGTGATATGTTCTTGGAGCTTCCTGAAGAAGATGAAGAAGCTGCTTATGTATCTGAATTGCTGGAAGACAGTGATAATGATTTGTATAAGTTGATTAAGGAAATCATGCACACATATCATGAATTGTCTCCTAAATCAAAGGAAGTAATCCGTGATTTCAGTGCCAAGTTGCGAGAGAACATAAAAAAAGGAAGCTAATGCTTCCTTCTTTCTAAATGTCTTTTTAAGATGGTGTAGAGCTGGCGAAGAAATTTTTCATCTGAATCGTCAATTTTCTTCACCATTCCTATGATAAGTTGTTTAGATACATTGTTCATTATGTTATCCCTCCGTTCCCAGCAAGAACGCTCTTCGAAATTCCTTGATTTCATCATACAACATTTGTATATAGAAATCAATGTTTTATCGAACATCTGTTCTTTTTTACTTAGGAACTTTAGGGATTGCTATTATTAGGAAAGCCTGCTCAAATATCTATGGAGTAGGTTCCGATCAGGATTGTGGTGTTCCTGATTGGCAGGCACACAAATGAGGGTAAATTTATGGGATTAAGATTTAGAAAAAGTTTCAAGGTTGCTCCTGGAGTGAAAGTAAACTTGAACAAGAAAAGTACAAGTGTAACGTTTGGTGGAAAAGGTGTCCACAAAACATATAGCTCTTCTGGAAAGAAAACAACATCTGTCGGCATTCCAGGTACCGGCGCATACTACACTACTTCTTCCGGTGGTGGATCTGGTAGTAAAAAACCGTCCAGTCATAAAAGGATTTCTGCAGACAACTTAGATCCAGTCCTTACGGAAGACCTTTCTTTTCAGAATAATGTTGTCGATGGTTCAAGCGCATCACTTGATAAATTTACAACGGATTCTTTGAAGCGCTATAAAATAACCTCTGCGATACTGTCCGCTTTTCTGTTTTTCGTTGCGCTAATTGGTTTCGCCGGTGGAAGTGCTTTGGCAACAGTAATTTGTTTAATTTTCGGCGGTATCACACTTGCAATATCAATCACCTATTCAAAAGAGATTAAAAAACGCCTTTCATCCGAAAGTAGTTTCGGTTCATCTACATTTTCAGGTACCTCTCCGGATATAGATGATAAGCCATCCAAAAAGAAGATGGGGTGTGGATGCCTTACAGCTGTCGTTCTTTTCTTCCTTGTGATCGGAGCTATTTCATCATGCACCGATTCCGGTGATAAGAATACGGAAAAGAATGCAGAAAAAGTTGAGGACACGAAACCAGTAGTTGCAGCTCTTGAAAGTTTGAGCATTTCAGCTGATACAGATCAGACTTATGATATTAATACAGAGGTTCCGGTAACACTTACCGTAACACCGGCCGATGCTAATATTGATAACCTGACTTTAAATGGATCCGAATGTACCTTTGCTTCTGATGATAACGGAAACCTTACATTTTCAGCAAGCGGAGCTGGTTCTTATATAATCACTGTTTCATGCGATGGCATTGAAAGTAATTCCCTGACTTTCAATGTTGAAGACAAGGCTGCTATTGCTGCTGAAGCAGAAGCTGCAGGACAAGCAGGGCTCGAAGCTCAACAAACTACTGAAGAACCCAATCAATCAGATGTTGTTCAGCAAACACAAGAACCTCAAGAAGAAATGGTTTGGATTTCTGCTACTGGTAGCAAATACCACAGTAGACCAGATTGTGGTCAAATGGATCCGAGTACATCCTGGCAACTTTCTGTTTCTGAAGCTGAGGCACAAGGTTACGAGCCTTGTAAAAAGTGTCATTAGTTATTAGATAATTTGACGATTTTCAGATGATATTTTACAGTCATAACAACTAAAATAAAAAAACCGCTCCTGCGCCAACAGGAACGGTCAACTGGGGAAGCACACTCCAATGTGCTTTAGTAACTCCGAAGAGATACTGTCTTACCAAAGAATATTGTATCATCTTCGGTGCAGTCGCACAATCAGAACTTACGTTCTATGTATGACTGTTATTTTTGTACTTTTTTACATAATATATACGGAGGTGATATCATGTCATATTGTATTTATTTAAGAAAATCGAGAAAGGATCTTGAAGCCGAGCAGCATGGCGAAGGGGAAACTCTTGCCAGACACGAACGTGCACTTCTCGCTCTTGCTAAGAAAAACAACCTTATTATCAGCAATATTTATCGAGAAGTTGTGTCTGGAGAAACTATAGCTGCACGTCCCGTTATGCAACAGTTACTTCGCGAAGTAGAACAAAACCTTTGGGACGGCGTGCTCGTCATGGAAGTGGAACGTCTTGCTCGTGGCGATACGATCGATCAGGGAGTTGTACAGAGAGCTTTCCAGTATTCCAACACACTAATCATCACTCCTTCCAAAACCTATGATCCTGCCAATGAATTCGATGAAGAGTATTTTGAGTTTGGATTATTTATGAGTCGGCGTGAATATAAGACGATCAAGCGCAGAATGCAGAATGGACGTTATGCCGCTATCTCTGAGGGAAAGTGGCCATACAACTCCGCTCCATACGGTTTCCGAAGAGTGAAACTTGAAAAAGAGAAAGGATGGACTCTTGCTTTTGATGAAAACGAGGCTCCTGTTGTGCGGCTTATCTTTTCTATGTTTACCGGTCCGGAACGTGTCGGTATCCGGTCGATCACTCGTACTTTAAACAGTTACGGTACAAAGCCGCGTAATTCCAAACTTTGGAGCGAGAGCACAGTCCGCGGAATCCTCTCTAATGTTGTGTACGATCAATGTGTCAAGATTGGCGAACGAAAAGTGGTCAGAACGGTTGAAAATGGCGTTCTCACAACCACACGTCCGAGAACCAGTGACTATACCATTGTTTCCGGTCGGCATCCGCGCTTGATCGATCACGATGTATTTGCAGAAGCTCAGAGTTATCTTGGCTGCGGATCCCCGAAGCCTGCCGGTTCTAACATTATCAAAAATCCGCTTGCAGGAATCATTGTTTGTAGTGAGTGCAAAAAGAAAATGATTCGTCGGCCGCCTTCCGGAACTGCCAGTCGTGTTCCTTATGATCTGATGTTGTGCAGTACATATGATTGTCCTACCATTGGCAGTCCTTTGGATCTTGTTGAGCGAGAAGTTTATAATGCGCTTTCTGACTGGGTGGAAGGATATCGTCTGAGTGGTCAGACACCAAGTAAGAGTCTCATTCCGGAAAAAGAAGTTCTTTTGGAATCAGCTCAACAGACACTCGATCAACTTCTACGGCAAAAGGGAACCATGTATGATCTGCTTGAACAAGGTGTCTACTCAACAGAAGTCTTCCTTGAGCGATCTGCCAGTTTGCAAAGCCGAATTTCTGAAGCTCAATCAAACGTTGCCCAGCTGAAACTCGAACTTGACAAGGAACGTCAAAGAGAAGCCAATATAGAACAGTTCCTGCCGGCTTGTGAAGATCTGCTTTCCTGTTATTGGGATTTATCTATTCCGGAACGCAACAGATTGTTGAAATTACTCATAGAATCTATAGAATACAAGAAATTAACAAAAAATAAGCGCGGTCATCTGAATGAGCCTAACTTTGAATTGACCATAAAGCCCAGAATTCCGCGCAAATAAAGGGTTTTTTCGTTATTTCCAAAAGAAACGGGATTATTCATAAGCCAATGTGGAAACCTCCTTCCGTTTTAGTGCGCCTGAAAGACTGATTTGGCGAGACTGCCTGTTTTGAACAGCGTAAAACATAGCAGTACGGTGTAGCCCACGCAGCTCCAGATTGCCATGATGATGTCATCTTCCAGAGCGATGTTCTGCACCAGCACAGCATAAATTGCCACGCAGACGATAATGAGAAACGCCTGAAAGCCCAGTGCCAGCAGGGATCGGAGGTAATTCTGTCCCATACCGCCCCATTCTTTGCCCATCATTGCAGCCATTGGAACGGGAGCCACCGAAGTTACAAGGTAGATCTCGATCATACGGCCATAAATAACGATAAAGATACAGATATACAACGCCCACATGGTAATGCCAATAAAGAGGGATTGGAACCACAGTCCGAACAGCGGTCCCAAATCCATTTCCATCAGCCTCGGTTCCAGATCGGTCATAACTGAGGAAATGTCAATGGACGCATCCGAATTGATAATCCCTGCCGCCTGCGCCACCACGCTCTGCGCCATATCAAAGACGCCCATCACGATATTCCATGTGTTTGTGACAATGAGGATGGCGGCAGCTGATTTGAACACCCACTTGAAAATCATCCAGGTATCCACATCATGCAGGTTGTTCTTGTCTGCAATCATCTGGATCAGGTCTACGGTCATAACGATAGCCAGGATCACACCTGCAATCGGCACCATGATGGAGTTTGACAGATTCTCAATCATATTGAAAATACTGCCATTCCATCCCTGTGGGGTCTGTCCTACCTGTACGGATATGTCCGCGACCTGTTGGTTTACACTGTCAAACATCCCCGAAAGGTTGCTCATAATACCGCCCACCAGCATTTCTTTCAGCCAATTTGTCAGGGCTTCAAGTAAGAAATCCATACGGTGTCAACCTCCTTTCCGCCGCCCCCGCAGAACTGCGGGAGCGGCAAGGATTTCATGCAGGAACGCTTAGACAGAGAACAGCCCGG